GTAGCAGCAGATGCGCGGAGTGTTGGATCGTTAGTTTCTTGCGAACGACCTGTCGAAGCGTTACCAACAACGAGACGTGAAGCTGTGTTACCAGCAGCTGAACCAGAGAAGGTTGTGTTAGCTTCGTTGAAGAGAGCTTCCGCACCACCCTGAGTCGTGAAACGTGAACGCATTGCGAAGATCAGGCCTGTTGGACCTGTCATTGGCTGAACGCCGCAGATGTCGTATGCGATCAGGTTAGGCATCGAACGACGAACGAGCGAGATCAGAACTGGATCGAAAGTATCGATCGAGCCATCACCAGCTGTGGATGACGAAGCACCCATGCTGTTGATTGGAGCAGCTTCGCCCAGGAGACCTGGAGCGCGATATCCGCCCGAACCAAATCCGTCTTCACGAGCAGCACGTTCCTGGTTTTCCAGAAGCTGTGCAACTACGCTACGCTTGTGTGTATCCTTAATGGGAGCCAGATCAGGATGTTCCAGGACTGGCTGCCACTTCTTCTGAACGGTTTCATTCAGAGATTGCATGTTAATTCTCCTTAAAAACTATATTACTTCTTGATTCCGCGAGTGATCGCGGACATATAAGCAGCCATTTCAACTGGAACCTGTTTTTCAGCGACTTCATCGCCCACTGGTTCCTCATCGAGAGTTACTGATTCTGTCAAAGACCCGGCCGAAGCCTTTGTTGGGAAATAACTCTCACGAAGGGTAGCAATCTTGTTCTTGTATGTCTTAACATCTTCGAACTCGACTGCTTCAGAAAGTGACTGCAGTTTTGCTACTTGCGTGTCTGTCAGGCCTTCTGAAACTTCTGCGAACGCGAACTCGCGCTCGAAGTTCTTGAGCTTGTTTGAAAGCTCAATATTCTTTTCGATCTCTTCGTTGATCGCTGACTCAAGAGCATCAACCTTATCGGCCAGCTCTTCAGCTACGTCAACTGCGTCTTCTGGAATGTCGATGTAGTGTGTTTCAAACAGACCCTTCAGGCCTGACATGAATGACTCGACGATTTCAGCCTTGAGACCACGCTCAATAGCAACTGAGTTTGCGTCCATCCACTGCTCAACAACGTAGTCGAGATAGGTATCAACACGCTCAACGAGTTCTTCGCTGACTGTTGAAACTTCTTCTGACAACGACTCGTCGAACTTGGCATCAACTGCTTCGAGCTGCTCGTTTACCTTTGAAAGGATAGCAGCTGTGTAAACTTCTGTCGCCTTTGTGATGAACTCTTCAGAAACTTCTGTACCAGCGAAGATTGCCTTGATGTCATCTGAAACATCGATATCTTCAGCTGAAACGCGAACAACCTTTGACTCACCGATTGAACGCTGCTTTGGATCAACAGATGAACCCTGAGTTGGGTTTGTCTTGTCGCCCTTGAACTTGTCGTACATGGTTGATACTTCTGCTTTCTTCATGCCACCGAGGGCCTGAACCATAGCATTGATCATGCCTACCTTTGTATAAGGCTTGATGCCTGAGCCCTGTGTCATAGGACCAGACTTCTCACCCTGCTGAGCCACACCACCAGGAACGGTCGCTGAAACTCCAGTAGGTTCAGCGATTTCAGCATTAACGCCGTAGCTCGCCTTTTTTGCTTCTTGCACGTCGAGCTTTTCGACGTTAGTATCCTGACCTGACATATTGATATTCTCCTCAGGGTTATTAGAAGATTCTTCTAGTTTATTTATAAAAACGACGCCATTTAGATATTCTTAAGGAACTTATTAAATGCATTCAGAAGAACCGCTTCACGATTTTCCCTTGTGCCGTATCCCTCATTAATATCATTCTTAATTTGAGCCACATCCTTTTCTACAAGGATGCCGTTGTCCCAAACCCATTCCTTACCTTCCATGATTCCGTTAGCAAGAGCTTGTGGAGCCGATGGATCAGCAACGATATCCGCAGCGGTAGCGAGATGGAAGTCGTTCTGAACTTCCATGATATCACCCTTCTTAACGAGTGATCCCATACCGCGTGAAGAAAAGCCCAGTTTAGCGCCTTCCTTCATAAGATTCTTTACGATATTTCCGTATGGTGTATCCATGATCTTTGCTTTGCCGATGAAGTTATCGCCTTCTTGACGCAGAGACTTGATCATGTGTGATACGCGCTCAAGATTGATGGTTGGTCCTTGCGGATGTCCAAGCTCACCATAAGCGCGATTCTGCTCAACGAACTCACGATTGTAACGTGCAACTTCGTTGGCTAGAGTTTGTGTTGGATACATACGACCGTTCTTATTCTTCAGGTTACCCTGCATCAGGATACCTTCAAGGAAGAACTGCTTTTCACCTGCTTCATTAGATTCTGTGATGATTTTTAAGTCTTCATTGACTTCGCAGATGAGTTTCATTAGTATTGCGAGCCTCCACTGATTGAAGTCGTCTTGTGCATCTTAAGAATGAGAGTTGCTGGACCAGAACCAACTTTGGTTACAACTACGTTTGATGTCGCTTCTGCATCACCATTGTCGATAAGGCGAGAATCGGACATGTCCATAACGTGTTGTCCATCAGTTAACAGCAGAATTGTATTTGATCCGCGTTGAACTTGCCAATATACGTTGTTACCGCAAGACCACTCGGCTGAAACAATGTTCATACGAGTAACGTTTTCGCCTGCAGAGTTAGCTCCGATAGTAGCTGTTGGATGATTTCTTTTAATGAAACCACTTGCGTTAAACTTAGCAATAAACCAACCGCCCTTGACGTGTTTGTTAACAATACCCTCGGCGGCCATTACTCGTCCTCGCTCATTACTTCAGCAACGAAATCAAGGATACGCTCGAATGAATCGACGCTCTCGTTGACAGCTGCCTTGAATACAGCCTGATTGCCTGTGGTTAATCTGTCGAACACTTCGTGAATAGAATTGTAGATGTCAGCGTTGATCTCGATAACATCGCCGTTCATCAGTTCAAATTCCATAACGTCTTCATCCGACTCACTGATTACTGGAGCGCTGATGAAAACTGATTCTGCGAATGATGGCGACTGAACTGCTGAAGGAGAAGTCTTAACTGGCTTCATATCACCCTGTGTCTTGTCAGCGCGAGTCAGTGGTGTCTTGTTACCCTTGAAGCCAGACTTGTCAGCGAGCTTTGATGTGCCTTGCTGAACAGGAGCACGATCGCCGTTGTTTGGCTGATGATCAGTTTCCTTAGTATCGCCGCCAACTTTCTTTGCAGGATAGTCAGTTACTTCGCGCGTGTGCGCATCAGCGAAATCTTGTTCGCCCTGCGCGCGAGGACGCAGAGCTTTGGCTTCTGGATTCTCTTCTCTGGCGATAGCTTCACGCAGTTGTCTGAATGTCTTCATCGGTTTCAATCTCCTGCTCTGCTGAGAGCTCTTCTTCCTGCTGTTGCGGCGCAAACATAGTAGATGCGATTTCGATCTTTTTTAGCTCAAGTGCGTCTTCGATCTTAGCCCCAAGTGCGGCTCCAATGGCGTCGCGAAATCTTGCTGCGTCCTGCTCGGCGGCTGCTTGAATAGCTGTGTAAATCTGTTCCATAATAATTACTCCGTTGTGAATCTATTTATAAAAAAAGGTTAAGTTAAGGAACAATCATGATTTGATTGAGTCGATCAGTTTTCTGATTTCGTCATCTGATAACTGATAAGATAATTCCTCTGTGACGCTTGATATATTATCGTTGATTAGATTCAGAGCATACTCTGGAACAACCGGCGGAACATAGTCGCTAGATTTCCTAAACTTGTGATACGAATCGATACTGAGCGGCATATTGTTTAAGGTTTCTTTAACTTCTTCTGTAATGGACAGTTCCCAGTTGAGCAGCGAGTAGTCTTGTTTAGTCTCATCAGAAGCAGCATCGACAAGATAACCGTTGACTACTATGAGCTCGCCGTTCTCAGTTATGGGTGAAAGTAGAGGATAGTTGTATGCAGTTATCGACGAAATTTGAGGTTTGTTTTTCTTCCAAACTTCGCCGATATGAGCGAAAGATTCTTCTTTATCTACAGATCCTTCGTACAAGACTGTATCATTTTTTAGAACGGGCGAGCCCATGAGTATGATTTGATAATCCAAATCTATTCTGCTCATAGTCCAAAACCATTGATGGTTTTCCTGCTTGGTCCAAAACATGTGTTCGGAAGACCACTCAATGGTGCCGTCTTCCATCTCATACATTTTTCTGTCGCCAAGAGTAGTTTGATGCAGTCTTTCGATTTTAGCAGGACCTGTAGGCGAAAATACCATATCTCCAGGCTCGATATCGTAAATCATCTTCCACGACAGATCAGCCATAAGCACGGCGCTGTTGCGAACAAAGCACTTACCAGCTCCAGTTCTGAAACGTCGTGATTGATTCCACAGTTCTTGTAGACCATATGTTGATGCAAATCCAACACCAACCAAACGATTTCTTATGGAAGCTAGGTCATTAGCCATGCTCCCATAAGCACCCCAATTTGCGTTCCACCAAGATGTGAGACCACCGATATCGGCTGCCATTTGTTCCCTTAGTTCTTAGATGGCGGTGGACCAACTACACGATCTTGCTGAGGTAGCTGTGCCTGAGCTTGTTGCTGCATCTTAGGAATAAGGTTTGCAACTGCTTCAAAAGGCATCTTAGCAAGCGCAGCAATAACGAGATTGGCTTCTTCAACAGTCAATTCAAAATTCAGTTTATTCATAATCTTCTCCATGATTAGGTGTTAGCAGTAGCCCAAGGAAGTGTAGCTTCTGTGATAGGCGACTTAGTGTTATTTATTTGCTTTTCTATCTGTTCGTTTACGTGTTCTTCATACGAACCAACAACGACAGACTGAATCCAACCAAGAACGATTTCTTGTGTTAGTTGATCATAAGGCACAAAGTTATTTGGGTTTACAGTAGCAAGATCAAATGGCGTAGCTCCATTGAATGTTCCTGTATTTCCTTGTTCATCTGTGCCAGTTTTTTCCCAATAGGTTTGAACAACCACGTTCGAAAGAGCGTTGTTGTCTCTTACCTTCATGCTATTTACTTTCCATGTATATGTAATAGCCATCACTTTGTTCCTCTTAGTGTTCGTAATTCGGTCCTAAGTTCATCGATCTGATTCTGCTGTTCTTTGATACCTTCAATTAGTAAAGGCACTAGCTTTTCAAGTTGAACTGTTAGATAGTTTTCACCAGACTTTGATGTGCCCATCATCTTATCTAGGTATTCCTGTTCATAACTGATACTAGGATCAGGCGTCCACGCATCAAATGGTGCTGGCTTGACTGCTTGTGGTAATACAGCTTGAATTTCTTGAGCAATGACACCGAGATCATTATACTTAGTTTCTGGCACAAAACCAAGTTCTTCTGCTTCGTTTTTCCAATCGAATGTAACACCACGCATATGTTTAATCTTGTCGATTGCGTTAGGGATTTCAACAATGTTTTCTTTTAGACGTTTATCAGAAGCATAGGCAACAACGTTATAGATTGCGGAAATGTTGCCGCCCCAAGTGACATCGTTATTTGATAGGTTAACAACCATAGGCCAGTTACCAGAACCAACCGTTGCCCAACCAGTTGAATCTACGCCGCCACGAAGGATATACAGTATGTTGCTGTTGTTGTGCAACATCGCTGACATGTGATCGACGTCCGTAAAGAAAATTGTTGGCGAACCGCCTCTGATATAG